GTCACTTACCGTGGCGTTGAGTACAACGCTGAAGAGTACAACGCAAAGGTGCTTGCAGAAGCAGCAAAGCGTGATAGACACGAACTTATGTATCGTGGTCTAAAGGTAACAGGCAGTAAGTAATCTTACTCTGCCTAGAAAGGAGGGGTTGATCCCCTCCTTTTTTTATGCTATGATTCTGCTATGGACAGAGACAAACTAAAAATTATAGTATCTGATCTTGAGATGCTATTGTCTGCACTCAAAGCAGAAGTGTATTCTGACACAGAATCATATAGATATGATGATGTGCAACCAATTGAATTGGATTATGATGAGGAGTTTGAAGGCACATGAACATTTTTGTCACACACCCAGACCCAACAGTGTCAGCACAGTGTTTGCCTGACAAACACATTGTCAAGATGCCATTGGAAACATGTCAGATGTTATCCATAGTCGCATCTAAGAAGTGGGGTCATGACTTTGGCACACTACCTAAATTAGATGGCACCCCATACCTTACAGACAAGGGTGCATTCCGTAATCATCCATGCACGATTTGGGCACAGGATAATTACAGATGGTTGATACAACACGGACTTGCACTATGTGCTGAGTATACTCACAGATATGGCAAGACACACAGTTGTCAGCACACCATCGAACATGCTGACAAAATATTCCCTCAGAATAATGATCTCCCTAAAACCTTCACGAGAGCGATGCCTGAAGAGTGGAAATTTGACACAAGCATTGACACTTTTTCTGCTTACAAGAATTACATTGCGAGCAAACCTTGGGTTGCAACTAATTATCTTCGTGACCCATCCAGAAAACCAAATTGGGTATGACCTATGACTTTTATTTCTTGTCCACCAGTATACTTTTTACCAGATACATGGACTTGTGAGACACCATTGGTACCTCACCTTACACTAGATCCAAACTATACTTTTGGTATCTCTATTGCAGTTATCACTATATTATTAGCAGCGTATGGTGTATACAAAGGATTTTTTGACAACAAGGCACTGAAAGATCCATGGGACGATCACGATGATTGAATCCCTATACTTAGGACCTGAGTATGACTTGTCCAATATAGAGGGAGATGTAGTGAATACAATGTACGTTGCTCGATTACTTGAGGAGCGTAATATTGTGGCAGTTTTTCAAGGTAGATCGGAGGCAGGTCCTAGAGCACTAGGTAATCGATCTATCTTATATGATCCAAGAGATCCTGATGGTAAAGATATAATCAACAGAGTCAAGAGGAGAGAATCATTCAGACCATTTGCAGGTAGTGTTCTGCTACCTCATGCCCACGAGTGGTTTGACATGGCAGGGTTAGAGGAATCTCCCTTCATGATGTATGCCTTTGATGCTTTACCACATACTTATGATAAGATACCTGCCATCTTACACGTTGACAATACATGTAGAGTTCAGACAGTGGGACTCAAAGACAATACTAATTACTATCAATTGATTGATTCCTTTTATCAACTTACTGACGTGCCCATACTATTCAACACATCATTCAACCTAGCAGGTGAACCACTTGTAGAGACACCAGAGGATGCTATCGAATGCTTCGAGTGTAGTGACATTGACTACTTATATTTTCCAGACGTGCAAAAACTCAGGGGAAAATGACTTTTCAATTACATAAATCTGGAAAAAAAATCTCCGCAAATTTTTCAGTCCTAGGGTTGAACCTATCAAACAATGGGTCTGCCTGTGTCATGAGAGATGGCAAGATAGCATTCTACTTAGAGAGTGAGAGGATAACAAGAAAGAAAAGAGATCACGCTATCAGATCCTTGCTGAAATATGTACATGACATAGATGCTATTGCTATATGCGATGCTGATTGGAATGAAGACTCAAAAAAATTGATATCATCTCTTGATTTGAGTATTGTAAAGAGTAAGTTTCCTGATGCAGAGGTCTTTGATTATAGATCAGAGCATCATAAGTGTCACGCTGCTTCAGCATTTTACAACTCAAATTTCGATGATGCCATCGCTATTGTTGTTGATGCTAATGGTTCAAAGACAGAGGCTGGTATAGAAATTGAATCTATATTTGACATACCATCTTGGCAGGTATTACATAAAAAGTATTGGACACCTGATGATCAGGGTATTGGTAAAGAGTACGAGCAAGTGTGTGTGAGTTATGGTTTTCATAAAGATGATGCAGGTAAAGTTATGGGTCTTGCTGCACATGGAAAACCTGATGCTTTTTATATGCAACAAAAGTGGGAGAAGAGAGCACTTGAATTGTGTAAGAAATTTGAAGGTAGGAATATAGTTTTAGCAGGTGGATGTTTTTTGAATTGTGTGGTAAACTATAAATTACAGAGGGAATTAGACGTTCGCATTAGAGCAATGCCTATCGCACATGATGGGGGAACCTCTATAGGTGCTGCTTATCTGGCAACACTAAATAAAACACTCGCAACAACACATGCCAACATATCCAATCAAGAACATGAAGACAGGTGAGACTAAAGAACTCATGATGTCAATGAAAGAGTATGATCAGTGGAGAAAAGATAATCCAGACTGGGATAAAGACTGGTCTAAAGGATCAGGAGGTGTAGTCAGTGCTACAGGTGACGTTTACAGTAGAACAGATGGAGGATGGAACGAGGTTCTATCAAGGGTATCAGAGATGCCTGGTTCAAAAGTAAAACCACAGAAGATTACACACACCTAACATGCCAAGAAAAAAGAAGATGTCTACCAGTGTTGGTGCTGGATTGACTGCGAAACAAATGAGGAGAAAGAAACCATATAATTCTGACATGATGGTGGATGTGCAACCAATCACAACCAACCAGAAACATGCTTTTGCATCATATCAAGAGGGTAAAAACCTTTTTCTCTATGGTGCAGCAGGTACAGGTAAAACATTCATCACTCTTTATCAAGCACTGAGGGAGGTGTTAGATCCTGTCACACCATATCAAAAGGTAGTATTAGTAAGATCACTTGTGTCTACAAGAGAGATAGGATTCTTACCTGGTGATCATGAGGACAAGGCAGCACTATACCAGATACCATACAAGAATATGGTCAAGTATATGTTTGAGTTGCCTACAGACAATGAGTTTGAGATGTTGTGGGGTAATTTGAAAGCACAAGAGAGTGTGACCTTCTGGTCTACCTCTTTCATCAGGGGTACAACACTTGATAATTCTATTGTTATTGTGGATGAGTCACAGAACTTGAATTTTCATGAGTTAGATAGTATAATAACAAGAGTAGGTGAAGACACCAAGATTATGTTCTGTGGTGACGTTGCACAAACTGATTTGATAAAGACAAACGAGAAGAATGGTATTCTTGATTTCCAAAAGATTATCACTCGCATGCCAGAGTTCGATCTAATCGAATTTGATATGGATGATATCGTTAGGTCTGGTCTAGTCAAGAGTTACATCACCTCAAAAATAGAACTAGGTATGTAATGTTCAATCATGTAGAATGTGATCTTCCTACCCTGACTAGGAAGAGTATTGATGGAGTTCGATACTACAATGTCAATGACAGACCGATGGTGTCAATCACCTCGGTCACTTCTCACTTCAACAAACACATTTTTGTTGAGTGGAGAAAGAAAGTTGGTGATGCAGAAGCAAACAGAATTACAAAACGTGCCACTACTAGAGGCACTGCCACACATGAACTGATAGAGAAGCATCTATTGAATGAAGAGGTTGTATTGGATAACCCTAGCACCAAGATGCTGTTCACTCAGGCAAAAAAAGTGTTACAAAATATAAATAATATCTACGCACTAGAAAAAAGTTTATACAGTAACGAGTTGGGTGTTGCTGGAACTGTTGATTGTATAGCAGAATATAATGGTGAACTATCCATTATTGATTTCAAAACTGCAGCGAAACCCAAACCGAGAGAGTGGATAGAGAATTATTTTGTACAGGCAGCAGCATATGCCTGTATGTTTTATGAACTGACGGATATACCTGTGAAGAAACTTGTTATTCTCATGACCTGTGAGAATGGGGAGGTGACTGTTTACGAAGAGTATGATAAAATGAAGTATATGAAACTATTAGTCAAGTACATCGAAAAATTTGTGGAGGACAAATTAAATGGCAACCAAGAATGAAATGAGAGCAGTTCTAAAGAACAAGTTCCTGTGTCAGGACAAGTTCACTAATGACATTGAGAACCTTGTCCAAAACAATTTGGATATGAATTATATTGAGGCAATATGTCACTACTGTGAAGAGAATAGTATAGAGATAGAATCAGTTTCAAAACTCATTTCTAAACCAATGAAAGAGAAGTTGAAAGGGAATGCAATGAACCTAAATTACTTGAAGAGAACTTCGAGGGCAAAATTCCTTGCTATCTAACGTAAAAGAAAAGAAACTCGCTGCTGCATGTCTAAAGAACCATGACATCAATGAATTGTCACGTAAGGTAAATTATATAAGGTCACTCAAAGGTTTTTGGATAGATAATTTCAAGTCAATAACAAAAGAAGAACTCTCAAGTCTGGAGAAGGAACGTCCTACTACCAGACTTCTTAGTATTCACACCATAAATGGTTGCAATCTTGCATGTAGAGCATGTAATCATAATAGTAGTTTGTTGAGTGCTAACAGCACAGTAGATATAGATCAACTGATCAAAGATATAGAGAATATATTACCAAAGATATACGTGTGGAGTCATGTAAGTGTCATTGGTGGTGAACCTCTGCTTGAACCAAGAACTAAAGAGGTGACTAGAGTTCTTAGAGAATTATGTTACGGTGAACGTGGCACACAACCATGTAATGTAAAACTATTCAGCAATGGATCAAGACTTCTGCAAGAGAAGGAGTGGATAGTAGATGAAATGTTGAAGGGTGTAGTTTTTAGATTGACATTCCACTTTCCATGGTACACCACTAAAGGATATAAGAACTGGCAGAATGCATATGAGTTTGCAAAGTATGCAGAGTCAAGAGGTGTAGATTTAGATGGAAATACATTTGAGTTGAGTGAGGCATTTAGATTAGACAATGGACAACCTAGAGTGTGGTTTGATCTATTCAAGTATGATTACAGTGATGGTATAAAGTATTATCCACATGAAGATGGTAACATAACTGAAAGTTTCAAGCATTGTAGTTGCCCTAACTCTCAACTATACAATGGACATCTATGGAAGTGTCCTATGATGTCATACCTCAGAGAATCTCTTGAAGCAACAGATCAACTTGAAGATCCAGCATGGCAAAAATATTTACAGTACAAACCCACTAGCATTGACTCATCAGACGATGATATAAGAGCATCATTCAAAGAGGTATTAGAACCATCATGGATCTGTAACATGTGTTCAGCAAATCCTAAATGGTTTACCGCAGCACAGCAATTAGATGCTACAATGAAGAAAAGTGTGGCGATGCATGATCAAAAAACCTATGACACCCTTTGATACTTACAAAGAGTATCTTGGATACAAGAATCACTTTACTAAAGAAAAGTATGACTACCACAGATATGGTGGTAAATCTAGAGCAAAGATTGATTCTTTTTACAAGAGAAAAGACAGATACTTTTTTGAAAAGATGTCAAGAAAGTATAAAGATGGAGAGATAAGAGATTTTTTTCTTGCAAATTTTGTAGACACAGACAATCCAGAGGGATTGTGGATAGGAAATATTATAAGGTCTGGTGAGGGTGTGTATAAAGAATGGCAGAAAAGACAGCAGAGTATGTACTATAATTTCAAACAGAGTTCAGATGAAATGATGGATCAATACACATATGATGAGTTCTTTGATGCATCTAAAGGTCATCCACCCATACTCAAAGAGCATCTAGCAGGTAACATAAGTGCAGAAGAGATGTGTGTCTATGAAAAACTATTTGGTTACTGCAAAGACTATGATAAGCAAATAAAAGATCCAGTCTGGAAGGTAATTGGAATGAAGATAAGGAAGTACATGCCATTTCTAAATATTGACAAAGAAAAATATAAACAATATCTTTTGAGACGTATCAAGGAGAGATATGAGTAAGTTTTTTGATTCAGATCAAGTAAGAAGGGAGATGGAGGAGATCACATGTCTTCAGAAAGAATTGTATGATGTCATACTAAAGTTCCCTATGATGAGTGCAGAGGCAAAGATAGAGCATATAGATACTGTCATGGAGTTGCTTGAAAGGCAACAGATTATGTGGACAAGATTGTCGCTGACAGATGATCCTGATGCCAAGAAGATGAAGGATTATATATCCTCTCATTCTAAGGAGTTAGGTTTTGGTGATACTGACTTGACTACCATCTTTACAAACATGAAACGCACTCTTGAACAGGTGCAATCTAATCTAAAAAAATAATGTCATTTTTGATTCATAATTTACCACCTTACTCGGTGTTTGTGAGAAAAGAATTTTTATATGACCATCAGAAAGGTCATGGTGAGATCACACCTGGTACATGGATCTCAGTCAAGAGTGTGCAGCATAAAGCATTGTACTTTGAGACACTATTGACAGACTACGGTGCGTTGTTTGACAAGTTACCTATCAATGCATTCGTATGGAAGAAAGACTATAACCCAGATGAATTGCTACCTCTTGACACACTACAGTTATGGGATTGTTTTGACTATGATCTGACTGTCATAGAGAAACCACTACTCAATCGCTGTTCCTTCTTTGGTAAGGACAAACAAATGCATGACGGACAGTATTGTTTTACCATAGACAACTGTCATGCACAGTCATCTACATTGAATACAAACTACAGTCAGGACGACCCAGAGCACAAGTCATTCAACATCATAGCACTTGACAATGGACAGTTTGCAGCACAACCTAACAATAGAATACAATGGAGAGACATGAGTCTGATACCAGAGGACAGACAGACTCCAGACTTTGAGGTTTGTTCACAGAACTATCAGGTAGAGAACACAGAGAAGTGGAGTGTAGGTCACACTACAGAGTGGGCATACAAAACAAAAGATGAGGAAAAGAATGAAGATTTACTTTGATGGTGACTCATTCACTAAGGGAACTGAGTTAGTAAACAAAGAGAAAGATAGATTCAGTCGTCTCATCTGTAATTCATTGGGGGCAGAAGAATATAATATTGCAAAGGGTGGATCAAGTAACCTTGCTATAACTCGAAGACTTATAGTTGAGAATGATATAAGTCAATATGACTATGCAATAATCAATATGACCATGGCAATGAGATTTGAGTTTTATGATGGTGAAAAGTATGTCAGTATAAGACCTCCGTCAAAGATAAGAGGTAAGCATGGGTCTCATCTACTCAAAAAGTTAGAGACTTTTGATGTCATAGAGTGGATGAGAAAATTTTATAGTGACATTTACCATGATAAATTAGGCAATGATTATGAGTGCATGTTATATAATTGCATTCGTAATCATTGTAAAGTACACAATGTGCCACTTATACTTACAACTAATCGAACATTTGGTAGGAAATATAGATACCTTGAATCTCTTGTTGACTTTCATTTAAATTTAGATAAGTATCCAAAGATGGGTGAGGGACATCCAAGTAAAGAGGGTCATGAGATGATTGCCTCAGATATTCTAGACATAATCAACAGTGAAAATTTATTTTGACGGTGACTCCTTCACAAAAGGAACAGAATTATTCAAGCAAAAGGATACTAGATTCAGTCGCTTGATATGTGATGCTCTTGGAGCAGAGGAGTACAACATAGCGGTGAGTTCATGTTCCAATCATGCTATCGTAAGAAGACTCATATTAGAGAATAATATATCTGATTTTGATTATGCTGTGATTCAAATGGCACTGCCAATGAGAGGAGAGTATTATGATGGGCAAAGATATAGATTTCTAAGACCAAACAGTCAACAAGGTAGAGGTGAATTTAAAAAATGGTTGTGGTATTACTATCAAAACATATACCATGACAAGTATGGTAATGATGATGAGTGTATCTTATACCATACTATAAAGAATCATTGTGAGGTAAACAATGTTCCAGTAATAATCCTGACCAATCGTACCTTTGGAACGTGGCAAGCAAAGAATAAGGGTAAGTATAGAGTGCTAAATTCACTGGTTCAGTTTGATCTAAATCTTGAACATTATCCCAAGGCACCATGGAGAGGACACCCTGATGAGGAGGGTCATAAAATGATTGCAGAAGATATATTATCCCTGTTGACAAAGCATAAATAGTATACTATACTAAACTTGCGTATGCAAGGTGTTAATCCACCAATC